GTCCCTACGATCCAGAGATAAACTTCGTCCAAGACAACACCATCATAGACGGCGAATTCCAAGACGAGCGGTATTTCGGGCACCGGTTATCTGAAATACGAGAGTGGCTGAAAGTAGAGCCACTCGACCCACCAGACGACCTCTGCATTATAGGCTTCCGTGGGGGCGAATATACGGCCTTCCCTGACCTGTTCCTACCAAAAGAGTACTGGGACACTGCTATAGCCCTCAAACGCGCCTACAAGCCAAATATGCGCTTCCAGGTGCATACAGATGATGTGGCTACCGCCAAGCAGTTCTTCCCTGATTTTGAGTGCATCCACGATATAGGACTGAATTGGCGGTCGGTGAGGTACGCAAAAGAGTTGATTATAGCTAATAGTAGTTTCTATATACTTCCAAGTCTATTAAACGAAAATGTGAGAGAGGTTATAGCACCACGATACTGGGCCCGGAGAAATACCCATGTGTGGGCTTTACCTCAAAATTACTATTCAGATAAGCGATGGAGATACATATGACCGATAAATGCTTCATATGTGAAGCCTCTATACCGATAGATGAAGGTAGGTATGAAAGGTACGGAAATTGTTGCGATAAGTGTAACCTCGAAGCAATATTGGGGTGTACTGCATTGACTTGGAGTGCAAAGCTCAGTGCTCGGTTAGCCTACGAAAGAAAATATGCTGAAAATACTCGTTAACTACAACCATACTCCCAGCTGGATGGAAGATGATGACTATCTCATCTATGATCGTTCAGACGACGATAGCTATCTTGCGGGATTCCCAAAAGAGAAGATAATTAAGACGAAAAACATCGGCAACGCGGACTACGACAAACTTTCATATCTTATTGAAAACTACGAGTCCCTCCCCGATGTTTTTCTTTGGTCTAAGAGCAACCTATTTAAGTTCATTAGTCCCGAGGAGTTTGACAAGGTAAAGAATAACCGAGACTTTACGCCACTTTTAACGCAAAGCCATAAGACGTACGAGGATAGGTTAGGCCCCGTATGCTTCTACAAAGACGGGATATATTATGAGAGAAATGATAGTTGGTATCTAGGAGAAGTCGCTCCGAGGTACGTCCACTCATGGAGTGAGTGGGCAGACCACTTTCAACTGCCTAAGCTTGGATATATCCCCTTTGCCCCAGGGGGTAGCTATATCCTCACCAGAGAGCGAGTGCACCGTTATAGCCGTGATGTCTACCAACAAATGAAGGATATGTTGGAATACAATCAACTTCCTGGGGAAGCGCAGCTGTGTGAGCGTAGTTACTACCTACTATGGCGTTAGGACAAATATGTGCTAGATGCAACTCTGTGAAAGGTGATAGAAATACTGAAAAATATGGCTGTTTTTGACATTTTTTCGTACAATGGCGAGCGGGAAATGTTGGACCTCAGGCTTAACATGCTAAGTCCGCATGTGGATAAGTTCATAATCTGTGAGGCAAAGACAACGTTTTCTGGTAAAGAGAAACCCCTGTACTTTAGCCGTGATGAGCGGCACTTCAAGAAGTTCTGGCCTAAAATGGAGTTCCATATAATAAACGAGCATTATACGGTACAGGAACGCGCATTAGCGTGGAACTCGCCTAATACGTTCGGCGCCGATCACTGGAAGAATGAGTTTTTACAAAAAGAGAGAATGAAAGATGCCCTTATCGCCTATGATGTGCACGATGATGACATCGTGTATATAGGGGATGTAGATGAGATATGGGAGCCAAGCGCTTATCTGGCCCCGGCGAAGCTAAAACTACGAGTATTCGCTTACTACCTGAATAATGCCTCTAGTGAGGAGTTCTGGGGCACAGTAGTAGCTAAATATGGCTATCTGAAGGGCAAGGTTCTCAATCACGTACGCACTGATGTCGGCTTGAGAACTGACGCATACCACGGCTGGCACTTCACCTCAATGGGAGGATATAAAGAGGTCAAGCGGAAACTCGATGACTCGTATACCGAAGACTCTTATAACACCCCGGAAGTACAAGGGCACTTGCAAGAACAGGTAGAGAGTGGTAGAGACTATCTAGGAAGGCCATTCTTTTTTACGTTCGATACTACCGATTGGCCAGAGTATTTGAAGACTAACCCCATCCCCTATTTACATCTATGCAAGTAAAGCACCTACCAAAGATCGTCATAGACATCGTTCCTCATAATAAGCAGCGCTACCCCACTGCTGGGGACTACTACAAAGCCAAGGGAGCGCTAAACATCAGAGTGAGCAAGATGAACGCAAACCACGAGTTCCTCGTGGCCCTTCATGAACTCATCGAGTGGTATCTTATTGACCAGAAAGGTGTTAGTATAGAGGAGATAGACGCGTTTGATATTAAGTTCGAAGAGGAGCGGGACAGGGGGGTGCACAAACCAACCACCGAGCCTGGGGATAGCTTAAAAGCTCCGTATTACAAGGAACACCAGATAGCCTCAAAGATAGAACGGGAGATGGCTGAATATCTTGGAGTGAACTGGGACCACTACGACAAGCACGTAAACTCACTATGAAGATAATAGATTTTGATCCTCGTGAGTCCATATTATCAGCACTCGACAAGTACTATTCTTATATAGCTCCAACCTACGGACCCGCTGGGAAGAAGATACTCCTTAGCACGGGCGCGATAGATGACGGTAAACTTGCTTCGCAGGAATTTGAGCTACCAGACGAGCACGAGAATCATATCGTCTCTTTTATAAAAGAGACGACCTCAAAGACCGATGACAGAGTAGGTGATGGCACTACAACCGCTGCTATATTAATGTCCTCAATAGTCCGTCTTCTTCTCACTCCTAAGGACGAATTTAGTAAGCCAATTAATACTCATGCTGAAGTAATCTCCCTCAGGAAGGGATTAGTTGAGGCGATAGCTCAGATTAAGAAGTCTTCTAAAAAGGTTAAGACAAAGGAAGATCTGTACAGGATTGCGCATAACTCCTATAATAACGAGGAAATAGCGCGTGTAATATCGGATACTGTGTTCAAGATAGGAGAGCAGGGCAGCCTCTCTGTCCATGACTCTAAGAGCATGAATACTGAGTGTGAGATAACCTCTGGTCTTGAGATAGAGAAAGGATTCATATCCCCTTATCTCATAAATTCAGATGATAGGGTTTCTCTGGATAACCCATTAATCCTACTCTTTGCACAGAAGGTAGATTCATTCTCGGATCTAGTTCCTGCCATAAAGCTCGTATTAGAGAGTGGAAGAAAGGAATTCGTGGTAATCGCAGAAGGCTTCGGTGAAGATGCCATAGGAGGTATAATCATGAATAAGCTAAAAGGTACATTCTCACCGCTTCTCATAGAAGCACCTGGATACGGGGCGAAGAAGTCGGTACTACTCAAAGACATAGCCGCAGTGGTTGGAGCTATTGTTATTGATCCAAAGAAAGGCGATTCTCTTGCAGAGGTAACGTCGTCATCATTTGGGTTAGCGAAACAAGTAATCGCTCGGAAGGATACGACCATATTCGTTGGAGGAACTGGCTCTAAGAAGGGTATAGCAGATAGGATTACCTACATAGAGTCAGTAGAGAAGGGCGACTCGAAATTCGAGCAGATGGAAGCAGAAAAGCGTATAGCTAACCTTACAGGCGGCGTGGCGATAATCCGCGTAGGAGCTGCGACTGAGAATGAGCAACGGTCTATCAAGGCTAAGGTAGAGGATGCAGTGAGTGCTACTAAGATGGCTTTTAAGCATGGTATAGTACTCGGAGGAGGGAAGACGTTTGAGGCTATAACGACTTCATCTAAGACACTGAACGAGGCTCTCAAAGCTCCCAGGAGGGTATTAGAAGAGAATGGCAAGGAGTTCTTAGACGATACTGTATACGATCCTACTGAAGTACTCGTAGCAGCACTAGAGACTGCGGTATCTATCTCTTGCGAGTTACTAGAGATAAGCGGGATAGTCTCAGAGAAGAGGAAGAAAGAAAGGAGTGTTCTTGACGATAGTGATTGGTAAGTGTTTAATTAGTCTATGACTGCGATTCAGCCCAAAAGGAACCGAGCTGAGCATTTAAAGCCTCATCAGTTCAAGCCAGGTCAATCAGGCAATCTCTCAGGTAAGCCTAAGGGAGCCATCTCTATGAAGACGAGAGCTGCGAACTATCTCGCTACGCTCAACAAGAAAGAAGCGTTAGAGTTCCTACAAGGCATGGATAAAGCTGATGTGTGGAAGATGGCTGAGGGTAATCCTACGGCAGAGATTAAGGGAGATTTGGTAGTGAACTACTCAGTGTCAGAAGCTATAGCGAAGAAGCATAATGATCCTCAATCCAGCACAGAATGAGATAGCGAGCGATCTACACAGGTTCAGAGTAGTGGTGTGTGGGCGTAAGTTCGGCAAGACCACACTCGATGCTGAGGAGATTAAGGGAGCAGCGATATTCAAGAACGACCAGCGGGTACTATACCTAGCTCCTACCCTAGGTGATGCTCGTAGACTCATGTGGGATAGGCTTAGAAGGGAGTTTGGACAGGGAATAATCAAAGAGAACGACACACGCTTGGAACTCAAGGTACGCACGCTCAAGGGAGGAGTAAGTGATGTGTTCCTAGGCTCTTGGGAACTCGTGAACAACTATCGAGGCGATGAGTTCGATTTCATCCTAGCGGATGAGGTGCAGGACTACAGGAACTTCTGGGTGGGCTGGCAGGAGGCAATGCGTCCTACGCTCACTCCAAGGCGCGGGTCAGCTCTATTCACTGGGACAGCAAAAGGTTTTAATCACCTCTATGACCTTTACAATCTGGCCTATAAGGATACGGATTACCGTTCATTCCACTTCACAACGTACGATAATCCTTATATCCCGCGTGAAGAGATCGAAAAAGCCAAGCAGGAGCTCCCGGAAGACCGATTTGCACAGGAATACCTAGCCGAGTTTAAGAAGTCAGAAGGCCTCGTGTTCAAGGAGTTTGACCGGGACAGGCATCTATTCACCGACGTCATCTATGGCTTTTCAGAGAAACTCGCTGGTGTGGACTTCGGGTTTACTAACCCAACCGCAGTATTGGATATGAAGGTCAAGGATGGGGCATTTTACGTCGTACACGAGCTTTACAGGACTGGTATGACTGACGAAGAGACCGCTGATTACGTAAGTGCAAATAGGTACAACAAGGTCTATCCAGACCCAGCTCAGCCCCAGTCCATCGAGGTTATGAAGCGTAAGGGCGTAAACATAAGAGACGTAGTGAAGGGCGCAGACTCTATCCAGGCAGGCATAGACCAGATTCGTGAACTGTTTAAGCAGAACAAACTCTTTATTCACAGCTCCTGTGTCAACCTCATAAGCGAGTTAGAGACCTACAGCTATGCGGATAAGAGCCCGTATCGAAATGCTACTGAAAAGCCTATTGACGAATTCAACCACGCGATAGATGCTATGAGATACGTGGTGATGACTCACTCAATCTCAAAGCCTTTTATTAAACAACCCTTTAATGACAAGATGGTAGAGATTTGGAGAGGAAAATAATGAACAAAATCTGCTTACAATGTAATAAGTCGTTCTCAAGACCAGTTAAATTCTCTTTGAGGCAATGGGAGAATAGGAAGTACTGTAGCCTTGAATGTTGGGGATCACATCAGTCTATAGTGATGACTGGCAAGGTATCACCAATGAAGGGTCGCACCCATACCGAAAGTGCAAAGGAGAAGAATCGTAGGGGACATCTCAAGCCATTTGGTGTCTCTAAACAGGAAGGATATAAGACCTACCACAGCTTACTACGGTACGCTCGCATAAAGGGGGCAAAAGGGACGTTTACCATCCAAGAATGGATGGACTTGAAGCGTAAGTATAAATACATGTGCTTATGCTGCAAGCGGTTCGAGCCAGAGATTAAGTTGTCTAAGGATCATATTATTCCTATAACCCGTGGCGGTTCTAACACCATAAATAACATCCAACCACTATGTCACTCATGTAATTCTAGGAAACACACTGAAATATTCGATTATCGGCCTAATATCGATATATGGCGCGGAAAATGAAAGACAATAAGGACAATGAGCTCATTGGCGAGGCTAGTGTCGGCGAGATAGACAACACGCCGTGGCAGTCTCAAGACCTAGCGTCGAAGTCCGAGACGCATCTTGAAGACGACTTGGGCTCAGGCGAGGCCGCAATCATCCGCGTCTTTGAGTTCGCCGCCAGCCCAGAGGCTTTCAGGGCTCATACTCCTACCAGGCAAGAGCTTTTCAACTACCACTCCAAGGGCATAGAAGTGATGCTGTGGAAGGATGGTATGACTGTTATGCCTGACGTAGACCCCAAGGTAACTATCAATGAGAAGCAGACCAAGTACCGCATTTTCGTAGGTGCTAAGCCGATGAAAGGACACACACTGCACGAGAGACCCCAGACCTTATCCCAGATAGTCCACTCTAAATGAACCCCGAAGCACAAAAGATCTATATGGCGCTACCCTTGGACACGAGGGACATATACTCGAAATATGATGAATCATTCCAGTTCCTCCAGACCAGAAAGAAGCGCCAGGTGAACCAACTGGTGCTCTTGAACAACCTCCAGCGTGGGGACGAGAACATTGCATCCACGCTTCTCCTGACCTTATTTAACCGCATACTTTCGAACCTTTATGACGATAAGATGCAGGTCAAGTTTGTACCTGGCGAGGAGCTCGACCAGAAGAAGGTCAACACACTCAACATCCTCGCCCAAAATGACTACCGTGAGATGGACAAGGCGCGGTTGGACTACGACTGGGCATGGGACACGCTGTTCTTCGGTCGTGGCTATATGGAGACCTTGCAGTTCGACCCCAAGCGAAAGATAATGGTTCCCCACGTTATTAACCCTCTTGTGTTCGGCTATGATCCGTATTTCGATAACCCCCAGCAGTGGCGCTACTACTGGAAGTGGATTACAAAGTCCAAATGGGAGATAAACAAACTAATTAAGGCAGGAAAGATTAAGGGGATAGCTGATGCTAAAGAACTTCCGTCGGGGATAGACCCCTATCTATGGGAATACAAGATACGCCGTGAACAGGCTAAGTTAGCCACCCCACAAGCCGCTGACTCGTACCAAGGCGATGTGTATCAGATCCTTGAGTTCTTCGGGTACGATGGAGATGGGGATAAGTCGGTATTCTGGCTTGATAGGGACTTCAGCAAGGTCTTATACCAAGAAAAGCTAGATTTACGGGATGGGGACAATGGCGAGTCCAACTGGCCGATAGTAGTCAAAGAGGCATTCAGGGAACCCCACGCGAGTGTTGTATTCTCGGTAGCTGACCTTCTCGAAGACAAGCATCGAGCCCGTTCTGTGCTTTTAAACCTCGCATTCATAGCAGCCAAGGATAAGGCAAACCCTCTGTATCAGTTCGTACCAGAGAACGTCCTTGACCAGACCCAGTTGTTCTCAAGACAGATAGGGCAACACATACCGGTCAAGGACGTCAGTGCGTCTATAGCCCCTCTGAACACTGCTAATCCGATGGACAACGGTCTAGCGGCGTTTATGTCTATGCTCTCACAGGAGGCAAATGACCCTGTAGGCACTGGTATGGCTCTCGCGCCCGCTAAGAAGGGCAAGCAGTCGGCCACGGAATCGGCCATCCAACAGCAGTTGAACGATCTAGCCCAAAGCCTTCAAAGCAAGGTTATGCAGTTCGGTGAGGAGGAGTTCTGGAAACAGTGGTACCAACGTTATGTTCGTTATACGAAAGCGGGGGATACTAAAATAGCCACGATTGTCGGTGTTAAGGGTATGACCTTCGAGAAGATTGAGTTTAAGGATATCAAGACCAAGTATCCTCCCGGGGTACTTGTTTTCAGTGCAAAAGAGGCGGAATACAAGGAAATGGTCCTCCGTCGAGACCTTATGCAGATGTACGGCCAGTTCCAGGAGACGCTCGGCCCAGATGGTATGCGGAACTTCAACAAATATGTCTTCCTCCCTAAGTTCCTCCAAGATCCTACGATGATGGACATCCTTGTTCCAAAGACTATTGACGAGATTAACGCCGAGCAGGAAAATGACAGCATCAACGAGAACTCGTTGCCTCAGGTGAAGGACACGGACAACCACGAGCAGCACATTCCAATTCATTATATGGCTCAGAACACTTGGGCCAAGTGGGTGCATATTGCTTGGCACGAGGAATTGTTGGGCCAACAGAAACAGCAGCAAATGCAGCAACAGAAGCAGGAGGGCCAGCAACCTCCGCCAGATCAGGCTGAGAAGCCCAAGGTTGGTGAAGACAAGAAAGACCCTAAGGCAGCGACGGCACCACTTAAACAAGAACTAACGCCGAAAGGCAAGAAATAATATGGCGATGACTCCTCAAGGTAAGACAGCGCTTAGGTCGCTCGGGGCGCGGAATGCGGCTATGGCCATGAGCCCTCAGGCAAAAGCACAGGCGAAGTCTATGGCTGGGACCCAGAAGCTCATTAAGGCAGGCAAGCCCACTGGACTCCGTGGTGAGAGCCCTGCTCGAAAGAAGATGGCCAAAGTCGCTAAGAAAGTACTTAAATTCTAACTATGAAAAAGAAAACATCCGTAACAAAACAGAACCCAGGAGGGCAGAAGCCCAAGCCGCTTGGTGAAAAGAAGACATTCAGGAAGCGCCTTGCTAAGGCTCTGAACCAGCGCCGAGGCCTTGGTACTAACTCATCCACATAATTATGCCCAGGCTTTGCGCATGTGGATGTGGCAGGGAAACCAGCCTTGCTACGCACACATCCGTAAAGAACGGCCGCATTAAAGGGCAGCCGTGCCGGTACATACTGGGGCATAACAATCAGAACATAGCAGAAATCATCAAAAGGATAGGAGTTTGGAATAAGGGAAAGACGAGAGTAGAAGATCCTCGTATCCCTCAACCTTGGCTTGGCAAGAAGCGTCTTGACGTATCTGGCAAGAACAATTATCAATGGATAGAGGACCGTAGTAAATTGAAAGACGACCACAAAGATAGGGGAGGGCAGCTCCATAGAGAATGGAGTCGGTCTGTCAAGAACAGGGACTGTTGGAAGTGCAAGATTTTCAACGATGATTGTTCTGGGCAGGTCGTAGCGCACCACATCTTACCGTGGCGAGATTATTCAGAATTACGGTACGAGGTTAATAATGGCATTACGCTTTGCCACTTTCATCACCCTCGGAAAAGAAACGATGAAATGAGATTATCTCCTTATTTTCAGGAGTTAGTCAAAGCGAACTTAATTTGGCTCAATATGCGCGCGAATTGCCTGTAGATAAGAACAACAATCCCTACTCTGTCTCCATCCCCGGACAAGTGTCCAATCAGTCTTGGGGTAGTGTATTCACTGTATCCTCGACAATCGGCCTTAATGCTAACACCACCGCAATACAGCTTGTCGCTCTGGGGAATCCTGCAAACTTCAAATGGGGTCCATCAAGTGTCACGGCGACTAACTTTGACGGGACTATCCCTGTGAATACCCCCCAGATGTTCGTAGTCCCTCAGAGTGTCGCAGGGGTATATCCGAGCATCCAAGGTGCAAACGCGGCGAATGGGCTCTATAACCAGATATCGATCAAACAGGTCGGTGGTGCTGGTTCTGTATTCGGAGCCGAATTCTAATTATCCACTATTGACTAATATGAAGAGTAAAAAGACAATGAAGAAGAAGATGACACCCGAAATGGTTGCTAAGCGCAAGATGTCTATGATGGGCAATGCGGCAGGCAAGGCTATGGGGGGTCTTTATAGCAAATAAACTTATGGACGAAATACCTAATGTAAACAATCTTAATGGCGTGCCGGACTTCGGCCACGGTCTTCCGTCTGATTCCTCGGAGGAGGAAGCCGTAGCGGCAGACCCAGAGGCAGTTGATATGTCCGGAGAGACTAAGGATGTAGAGGTCGAATTACCAGAGGATAACGTAGAGTAATATGGCTTTAGCTTCTCCTAGTGCAAGTTCTCGTTCCATCCTAGCTGTTACCGACGTAAACACGGCTGGTACCATCTTGTATCCGTTCACCGTTCCGCAGGATGCTCAGAGCATCATCGGTAAGGTATACCTCAACAGTACTTGGAATGCCTCCGGTTCTGCGCTCGTGTACTTCCAGACTTCCGAAGATGGCGGTACAACGTGGCGTGATATGGCCGTCGTATCGGTCGGAGCCGCTACCGTTGCTGCGACGATGAACAATCAGAACGCCCAGTTCTTCTCAGTAGCCCTAGCGGCAGGTGTCAATAAGGGATCTACAAACTGGATTGGTTCAGTAGCTGCTTCTACGCTCTCTGCGGGTACGCCCGCAGCTTCTGCTGTAGGAGTAACGAGCGGTCTTCCTGTCATGGGAGTGGCAAACCGCGTACAGATAACCTACGCCAATACCATCACCACCGGTGGTATCAACGTAGTGGTGTACGCTCCGACCACTGACTTCACGAGCTAATGAACAATTCGTATTTCGCCGTAGAATCAGTAAATCTCCACGTCGAGACTCCCGTAGACCACACGCCAGAAGTCAGGGAGCGCGAGGTAGAGTTAGTAAAGATTCTCGGTGCTATACGTAAAGTTCAGGATTCAAAAGACTGGAGTACCTTGAAAGAGAACGTGTTCGATGGTGTAACCCAGAACCTTAGCGATAAGATTCAAAGTGAAGCCAAAAAGACGAAGCCTGATGTAGATATCTTACGGTATCTCACAGGGCAACTCGTCTGGGCGGAGAAGTTTTCTGACTTATCCAAGTTAGAAGCTGTATTCCGCCAAGAATTAACAAACATAAGGAAACAATATGGCACGACCGAGAAAGACTGAGGCTGATTCCCAGCCCGCGACGGAGCGCGAACCTGCTCCTGAAACCGCCACGCTTCCGCCCCAGCCCGTGTATCAACCACCACAGGCTCCAAGGCAGATGCGCGTAGAACGCCAGGGAGCACAAAGCGAACCGTATACCCGCCGATTCCCAATGGTTAGAGGAGGAATCTGCGAGTACTGCGGAGTATTGGATTCAAACACTGCCTCGCAATATCAGTACAAGATGTGCCCTCATTACCGTGGTATGCAACTTAGGTGCTCTTATTGCCCTGAGAACAAAGACCCTGATGAGATCATCTACCACGCCAATCTGAACATTGCGGAGCATCCAGATAATCCAAGTACACTTATCGTTTGGTGCGATTCTTATGAGTGTTCACGCGCTCACGAGAAGCGGTTTAAGAGGGCAACAGCGTAATAGGGAGTGCCGCCCCTATACTGACAAGGCATTATTCGCGGGTAGGGAATCGACCACCCTACGCACTGACAAATAAAACAAAACTATGGCTGAGCTAGATACCCTTATTAACGAACCCTCTGATGCAGAAAAGAGGATTAAGTCGCTCTCTAGTAAGGTAGAGACGACGGCGACCGAGAGAGATGAGGCAGTTGCCCGTGCAGATGCTGAAGCCGCTAAAACGGCCGAAGCGGAACGCCGAGCATCATTTGCCGAAGGATTCACTGACATCGTTGCGAGTAATCCAGCTGCGAAAGACTTCAAAGCTGATATACAGACCAAAGTGATGTCAGGGATGTCTTTAGAAGATGCGACGTTTGCAGTGTTAGGGAAGGCGGGCAAGTTGGGGAACCAACCCGAGCCGACTATCACTAATGCAGGAGGTTCTGCTTCGACCAATCTTCCCTCACAGGGGACTACCAAGTCGGCAGCGGAGATGACCCAGGCAGAACGCCGTGCAGCTCTCGAAGAAGCCCTCATCATTACCTAACGAGAGCCATTAAAAATGGCTGTTACAGTACGAAATTCAAGCTGGGGCGGCGCTTCGGGTAATGCCTCCGAACTCCTCGTTGCCTACATCAACGATGAGATCAAGGTGCTCGAACCGCAACTTCAGTATGCCCGCTTGGGCGTGCGTCGCGACAGTCCGAAAGGATTCGACCGCATTCTCTTCCCGCAGACCAACCAGTTGCCGGTTAAAATCAACGTGAACATGAACCAGAGCTCTATCACGAGCTTCGGTTCAGTTATCGGTGGTGGTGTCGGTGGCTCGGTTTGGGGTGCAGGTGCTTCTATCCAAGGTGGTCAGGCCTCTGATCCGTCAGGCTATCCTGTGTCTTCGACGCAGGGTGTCGCGGCCATCACCGAAGGTACCAACCCGACAGCAGTTACGTGGGGCGCAACGTCCTACGGCTCTGGCCCGTTCCAGTTCGGTATCTTGGTTCAGGTTTCCGACCTCCTTGTTCATAACTCCGCGATTGAAGTTGTTGACTCCTGCACGATGCAGGTCAAGAACTCTCTCGCACGCCTCGTTGATACGGTCGTCCAGACTGTCGTTAACGCAGGTTCCAATGGTGTCATCTATGCTGGTGGTAAAACGTCTCGTACCGGTCTCGGTGCAGGCGATATCGCTACCCAGCTTGAGATGACCAAGGCATACCGCAATCTTGCTTCGAGCAACGCGGCAGGCCTTAAGCCGTTCGAGGGCAAGTACTACGCAGCCGTCGTTCATCCGTTCGTGGAAGCTGACCTTATGACCAATACGAGTGCTGGTGCATTCGTAGACGTCGGTCGCTACACTTCGGTTGATGACCTCCGCGCAGGCGCTCTCGGCGACTTCCGTGGTATCCGCTATCTCCGTTCGGCGTACCAGAACTACTTCAACTCGACGGTCCCTGTCTTCCCGACCACGGTCTTGGGAGATCAGAGCTTCGGTTGGGGTTACTTCCAGCAGCCGACGCCGATACTCGTTACCACTCCTGACTCGAATAACCCGTTGAACCTCTTCACCTCGATTGGTGGAAAGGTTACCCTCGGTGTTACTCGTTTCGAGGACACGCCAGGTACCCAGCGCATCATTCGCGTTGAGTCCGCAGCGTCGAGCTAGGTTCTATATTCTCCCCCTAAAGCATTGGGGGGAGGAATATGGCAACCGTAGCAGATGAAATTACATACGCACGTCAGTTAGCCCAGACTGACTCTAATGGTATTACCGATACCACAGGGCTAGCGTGGGCTAATAACGGCCTCATAGATATAACCCGAGACCTTATCAATAGGGGTATAGATGCGGCGCAGACACAAGAGGCCTACACGACCCTCACAGCGCCCACAGGAGGCACTACAAGCACGTTTGCATGGCCTACGGGTATGTTTGCCCTAAAGACGGTAGAAGTGGACTACACAGGCGCTGGTGGGCAAGCATTCATACAAGCTACAAAACTCGACGTGGCTAACCTCCAAGGGAATACCTCTTGGGACTTCGTGCGCCAGAACCAGCGAACAGATGATCCGCAATTCACTAACCACGGGGATACGGGCGAAATATTCCCGACTGTCCAAGGGGGAAGTTGCCTGATAAAGATTTACTATTACCTCCAGCCTACGCCGTACGCTACGACTGCCTCGACGATAAATTACCCCCAGACGCTCGATGTTACTTGTCTCGGAGACAGGATATTGACCTACTACTACCGTTCCCTAGAGAAATTTGACATCGCCCAGCAATGGGAAGCTTCCTATGCAAAGAAGATAGGTGACGCGATAAACATACTTGCTCCCCAGTCGAAGCAGCCCATTAACCCCACCCCGCTCCAGATTACAGGCTGGCAATACTAAGTATGACTACGTGGACTAACATACCGAAACCGACCGATGGAAGTGGAACCCACACCGTCTCACCAGGAATGCCTATTGGTCTTTTACTCGCACTGACTTACTCTACAAGCAGTACGACGCCAGCCACGAGCATCTGGACTAACATTACTAAAGCCTCTGGAACGTCCTGGACGAATATACCTAAAGCCACTTAATTATGTCTCAAACACCAGTACCAATCACAGGAGGAGCAGGAACGAGTTCTATTGCTGCCGAACTGGTAGCAGGGACGAGCTACCAAGAGGTAGAGATCTATGGTGCTGGCGGGGCAAGTGTCCTTGGTATAAATCCCGATGGCTCTATAAAAGCCTCCATAATCGGTACACCGTCATTCACGATGGTGGGTAATCCGTCTATTTCGGGTACCGTCACTGTCGCAGGACTACAGGGGGCATCGGTGTCTGGGTCTGTAGGGATAGTCGGTACTCCCTCTATCTCTGGGCAGGTCGGTTCTAGCATAATAGGCACCGTCCCAGTAACACAGACGACAAATCCTTGGATTATCACCGGCTCTGTTCAAGCATCTATAACACCAGCAGCCAACCAATCGGTCTCGGGTACTGTAGGGGCATCTGTAATAGGTACTGTACCTGTTGTGCAGTCAGGAACTTTCATCACCTCCATAGCCAGTTCGATTCCTTCAAGCGTACTCGTCGGTGCCTCGATCTTTGGCCAGTTACCTGGGGGGACAGCGACCATAGGCTCTGTCGTCGCAATCCAAGGCACAAATCCTTATATCATTACAGGTTCTATCCAAGGCTCTTTCTCTCCTTCAGGAAATCAATCAGTCTCAGGCACAGTCGGAGCAAGTATCATAGGCATACCGAATCCTCTGGTTATAACAGGTTCAGTTCAAGGATCGTTCAGTCCTTCCGGTAATCAAAGCGTATCTGGTACTGTCGGTGCGTCTATCATAGGGATGCCCAACCCGCTCGTCATAACGGGGTCTGTGCAGGGGTCGTTTAGTCCGTCGGGAAATCAATCGGTGTCAGGGACAGTGGGGGCGTCTATTATCGGGCAACTTCCTGCTGGTAATGCAGTAATCGGAGCCGTGGCCGCGTCTATATCTGGGACGGTCAACGTCTCTGGCTCGGTTGTTGGATTCCAGGGAGGCACTCAGATAACCTCCGTCTCAGGAGGAGTGATAACCTCCATATCGGGAGGCATATCATCTGTCGCGCTCGCGGGAGCAAATACTGTATCGGTGGTGGGCACATTAGCGGCCACTCAATCTGGCGCGTGGACTACGAGCGTCGTAGGAGGCCCCGTAACGCTCTACGCACCCACTTCGAGTTTTGTATCGGGTTCCCCGTCAGTTATCACAGGAACAGCCTCTGTGGTGCTTCTACCGACTGCGGCAGGTGGTCAGAGAAATTATGTTACCCAAGTCCTCGTTACCAATGCAGCGGCCGCGGGTACTACCGTAAGCCTCATAGACGCAGGACAGGTGGTCTACTCGGGATATGCTGCGGCCTCTGGCGGTGGCTTCTCGGTGTCTTTCCCCTTTCCTCTAAGACAGACAAGTACCGCAGGTAGTCTAGGGGTCGTATCGAGCGTACAGGCCAGCGTCTACGTCTCCGCAAGCGGATATACCGCTCCATAAGAATGGCTACCGCTAATCTAGCACTGTGGGGAGGAGGTGGTGGGGGTGGAGCTCGTACCTCTTCTGGTTCTGTTAATGGAGGCGGTGCTGCGGCTTATGTGAATCAGACCGGTATCTCGATTACTTCCGGGGTTGGCTACACAATCACTGTCGCTACAGGTGGTGCTGGTGCGTTTGCGAGTGGCGCAGGTGCTGGTGGAACGGGATTCCAATCCGGTGGGGCAGGGGCTTCTGTTGGAGGTGTTTACGCTGGCGGCGGTGGTGGAGGGTCGTCTGCGGTTGCGTTTGGCACAACCTACATAGCAGCTGGCGGTGGTGGTGGAGGTGGTGGAACTGCTGGCACTGTAGCACCGACAAATGTAAGTGGTACTACAGCTGGTGGTGGAGGTACAGCAGACACCTCAGGCGGTGGTGGTGGTGGTGCAAATACAGCAGGTGGCAATGCAGTCGCGGGTGCAGGTGGTAGTGGTGGAACAGGTGCCACATCTATGACAGGTAGTCCAGGGACAGCAACAAACGGCTCTACTGGGGGTGCTAGTTCAGCAGGTATAAGCGGTAATGGCAACTTCGCACCAGGAACAGGTTCTGGCGGAGCTTCTGCTGGTGGTGGTGGTAGTCCAGGAGCAAATGGCACTGGATTGGATTCTGGTGGTGGAGGTGGCGGCAACAACTCTAACGGAGGCACGCCTGGAGCTGGAGGAGGAGGAGGTCAATCTATCGCCGGAGGCAACGGAGGAAATGGCTTAGTGGTAATCTACGCTCCACTTGACACGATTACTTCCGCAACTGGTGGAACACACACTACGGACGCTACCTATGACTACTGGACATTCAATACGAGCGGGACGTGGACGCCGACCTTCGGTGGAACTGTCTCTCTGCCGTTCCGAGCACTTCAAGGAGTCGGTAAATAGATATGGCTGATCAACAACCACCAAACAATGTACAGACAATCGAAATAACAAATTTCGGGGGGAGACTTACCCGCATATTCGATGGAGACCCTAACTCGGGCTATGCGAAGTTCACCACATCATTCGGCTACGACCCGTTCTCTAAGCCTAATAACCTAACGTGGCTCTACCAACCCACAGACTTAGCCAGCGTGTCTCCTGGTGGGATAATCGCCGCTACACTCTATAGCCCCGCGACCACACAGCGTTTCGTATATGCCATAGATCAGAACGCAAGCCCCACAAATCTCTATCTCATAGACCCTACTAATTCAGCAACGGCGGACACGCCATTATATGACACGGCAAGCGTCATAAGTAAGTTGAGTACATCCCCAAGCGTGATGAGTTATGGGGCTGATATCGAAGCATTTAATGGACTTCTTTATTTCACGACAAGCAGCTCTCTGTACCACACGACATTTACCGGGACTTCCCTTACACCGATAGGCTCATCCAGCATCGTCAGTTCGATATATCATCCGCTCATTCAATTCATAGGGAAACTCTTTATGGGAAATGGGAACAACCTTATGGAAGTAGATCAGACCAACACGGTCGTAAATTATGCCGTGCTTACTCCTCCGCTCCCTGCGGGTACGTATATTCAAGCGCTCGATGTTACTCCAGATGGTAACTATATGATTATCGCGGCCTCCTATCTGTACCCGACAGATATAAGCAACCCGGCGTCCAAATCAGACCGAGGAAACCCATATGCTATGGGTTCTGCGCTCTATTTTTGGAATGGTTCAGACCAGTCCTATACCTCGCAGGTGATACTCCCTTCATTCCCCGCGACTGCGATAAAAACTTTCCTTAGTAGCCAGTATACTTTCAATACTGACGGGCTCGGTGTAGGTCTCTACGAAGGCAATCAGAAACTCCTAACTCTCCCAGCCAATGTCTCTCCTATGAACCACGGAGTAGATGCAAACGGCACATTCCTCACGTGGGCTGCTCCTGAGATAACAGGCACGATCAACGTCTCTACAGGGGGCGGTCAGAACTCCTTTACATCACTTTATTACTATGGATACCTTGATGGAGAGAATGAGCCTGGGCTTTGGAGGATGATGCGCCAGGCCCCTAGCAGTCCGAATGGCGTGGCGTGGAAAACCCCGTTGAATATGATGGTTAACAACTATTCATTCTCTCAGACATTCGTCGCTGGGTGGGGGAAGCACTACATCTCGGTCATTGAGTACGACACCAATCTGCAACAGGAGAATTATCACTTCTATAGGTTCGTATTGCCTCCGGCCGCGAACACTCCACCGCAACTCGGTGTGTACGAGACGCAGAACCAGATCTTCTCCAAACGGGCGACCATAAAGGCAATTCGCGTATACACAGAGCCAACCGCATCGGGCAATGGTTTCCAGGTAGATCTTATAGGAAGCGGCGGGAATGTAATTACTAACGGTACGTTCAATTACACCTATGCCTCAGGTACTGACATAACTCTCCTTCAGGGCTCATTGGAGCGTATAGACTTCACTCCAACAATGAAAGATGTCTATTCCGTGGGGGTTCGTATAACTAACACAGGCACGACCAATATGACTATCCACAAGATAGAAGTAGATTGGGCTCCGTCTGGTAAATAGATATGGACTGGAACCAACAGCAGGAGATACAAGGGATGATCAACAGCTCGATAGCTAAGGGTTTTGACTTTCGCTCCCGTAAATTAGGAGATACGCCACTTGATAATAACCAGTTAGTGAATAGGAAGTATGTAAATTCGAACGGCACGACGGCAAATAGGCCTGTTTCCTCCGTCGCAGGACAGCAATACTTCGACACCTCTATCGGAAGGCCAGTCTATTGGAATCCGTCTATCATGACGTGGGTAGACGGGGCGGGAAGTGTCTCGTAAAATGTAATTATGGCGAACCTCACGAATGTCCCAGTTACAGGTTCAAATGGACAGACTACCTATTATTCAGGAGATGATTCTGGTCTCGCCGCGTACCAGACACAAATGGGGGCATCTCCCAATTCTCCTTCGCTTACTACTTCCGGCACTGCCGCTCCATCTCTCGGAGGGACTGGTGGTACTATATCGCCCAGCGCAGCCACCGCTACACAGGCACAGCCTAACCAAGCCCCTCCCACAAGCGATCTTGCTACTGGAGCGCAGGGAGCGAATGTAGAACAGCTTCAGGACTATCTCGTGCAAATGGGGTATCTGACTCCTAACCAGCTTACGGGAGGCCAAGGAACGTATGGACCTCAGACTACCGCAGCCGTAGCGCAACTTCAGCAACAGCTTGGGGTAACTCCTAATGGGGAATACAACAACCAGACCCAACAGGCTCTTTCGCAAAAGTATTCAAACGTCTTTAGCTCTGTACAAAATCAACCTGCCCCTAACCAGGCAGGGCAGGCAAATGCAGTCATAAGCCAACTCACCCAACCCTCGACCGACCCCGTACTGAATGCAATGACTTCCTCTTTGGCTCCGATAATGCAGTCGTTAAACCAAGTGCTTTCCAACATAAATAATCCGCAGCTTACGGCAGTCTCTCTCCAAAATGAGTATAACCAGCTCTCTGCACAGTACGACCTGCCTGATATGAATGCCCAGTTGCTCAACCTACAGAATATTATGAATGGGACGACCGACGATATACGTCAAGAAATAACGGCCGCAGGAGGGTCTGCTTCCGAATCTCAGATACAAGCAATGAGCTCTGCGCGGAATACCGTAATTCAAAAGCAATACAACGCTCTTGCAACGCAGTATCAGGCGGCACAGACGAACGTAACGAATCTGATGCAGTACGCTTCCCAAGACCAGAGTAATCAGCTCCAAGTACAGCAGGCGACTGCGGGAATAGTAGAGAATATGGCCTCGATAGAGAGCAATATGCAGTCTATGGGTATGACAATGCAGCAAAATGCACTCTCAAACTACCAGAAGACCTTGACCACTCTTGGTGGGGATTATTCAGCCTTCGCCTCGACTGTCCCCTCCTCGATGCAACCCTATGTCGAAAGCATAATGGGCCTGGCGCCAGGTACTCTTTCTGATCCTCAAGAACTTCAGATACTTACAAATGCTTCTTACAAGCAGATACAGCTTCAAATCGCGGCCCAACGCGCTGCTGTTTATGGCTATAATGCGGGGTATCCAGTAAGTGTCTCTGTCCCTAGCGGAACACCAACGACAGCCGGGAGTGGAGGTACTGCGACCAACCTGACGCCAGCCACGAATGTCTCACCGTTCGCACAGAATAATCCTGTAAACGCCGCACAGTCTTCAAGTTCGTACACCGTAGCCTCTGGGGATACGCTCAAAGGAATTGCTGCACAAAATGGGATAACAACAGACGCAGGTGTAAAAGCGATAGCTTCTCTCAATGGGATTGCTAACGAAAACGCGATCCAACCAGGGGAGAGCATCCAGATACCAATTCAGGTGAAAGATAACGCTTCAGGACAGACTGGGTATATCCTTCCATCGTCTTTCGACGCATCAAAATACACCCAGCTAGGTGGAACACCTATAAGTGCCCCTCAATCCACTATAGCCACCCAATACACTGCTATGGCCGCGAAGGTGAAGGCGGCAGAAGCCAACCCTATCAGCGGTTCCCCCCTTAATAAGGGGCGTATGACCAGGAATGCAAACTCTGCTCTATCGAACTATCTTGCGAGCCCTGTGTATGCAGCTGTCTCCTCTGGAGCAAGTTATTTAGCCCGCATAAATGCCGCCGTGCAAGATCCTGGATCCATCTCCGATACTTCGTTAGCCGATGCTATCATCAAAATCGAGACAGGAGGAGGGCAAGTTACCGACTCCCAGATAAGCACCTACTTCGCAGGCCAGTCATTTGCGGACAAATTCGCCGTAGAGGGAGATAAAATCACTGGACAGGGCGGTGTCCTCTCCCCAAGTCAACGCACTCAATTGGTTAATCTTGCCCAATCAGTATTTTCGAATTATCAGACTCAATATCAGCAACTGTATGTCCAGGCGATGACTAACCTCCAAGGCCAGGGTATCCCCCTTAACTACGGAGGTAACATGCCAGACTTCCTTAGCCTCATACAGAACGCTCCTGCAACCTCACAATGAACCCTGAATTCGTACCAGATACTTCCATAAGTTCGACCCCTGGGTTCATTCCTAATCCAGGACAAGCCTCTGCCGCGCTCGGGCATTCTAATAGCCTTGTGATGAATACTCTCAAGAATGTGGCTGCTGGAGCTTCAAAAGAGACTATAACTACGCTGGGGAATATTGGTACTGGTGTAGAAAAAGGTCTTGATACTGTAGCAAACCTAATTCCAGGGGTGCACGCAAACACCGCAGCTACCTCTGCCGTTACTTCCGCCAATCCGTCTCTTCAACCCCAAGGGTTAGGTGAAAAGGTTGGTGCCACCGGTGCCGCTATAGGTCAATTCTTGGCTCCAGGAGGCGCAGAAGGAGATTTGGCTGAGAAGGCAGCTCCGGTGATTGAAAAATTACCTGACCTACTAGGGCTAACAGGCAAGACCGCGTCTGGGGTCGTGGGAGCCGTTAAGACAGCACTTAAGGCCGCAGTGAGTGGTTTATCGTTTGGAGGTACTACAGCAGCCCAGACGGGCGATTTGAGCCAAGCAAAGGGTGCTGCTGAGTTCGGAGGAGTTGCAGGGGGTATTTCTGGAGCTTTGGGTACATTTGGTAAGGGAATGGCCGAGTCCTTGCAAAAGGCAGACTTCAAACTATCTCCTGCACAAGAGGCCAAGGCCGCAAGCAAGGTAGACAGTGCGGCAAAGTTCATGACCAAGAACGGCATCCTCGGTTCTGAATCCTCTAAGTTCCAGAAACTAACGCAGCTCAATAGCTCACTTGAGAGCGCATTACAATCATCTCTCCCTGAGAATGTAAAGATTCCTAAGTCAGAAGTGATACAGAATATAAATTCCACTGTCGAGCAACTTAAGACGGAAGATCCTGCGATCTATAATCAGGCCCGTTCTTCGGCAGACAGGGCTATAGACTTAATGAACAGTCAGGAGGGAGATTCTGTAAGTCTCAAGAACGCCTTAAACGCCAAGCGTTCTTATGGCAGCGCAGCATTCAAGCAGAGCAAGTTCTCGGTGAGGGATCCTAATGTCGTAGCAGAGGGCTCTTATGCTGTAGAACAAGGCTTCCAAAAGGCTCTTTCGGACACTTTGGACTCTGTAGTAAAGATAAATAATAAAGGTGGTGGAATGATAAAGGTTCCTGCCACGCTCTCAAAGTATTTTGATGGAGCAAAGGAGGTATCTATGCAGGACTTCAATAAGGTCTATAGCGATGCAATAACTTCAAAGAACCTTACGGGAATCTCCCAGTATAAGAACGACTCAGGTCTATTTGGACGCATGTTCGGTCTCTGGGCAGGCGAATCTGTTGGTCAATTAGTCTCTCCGGGTATAGGAGGAAAGATAGTAGGTGGTGCTATAGGCGAAATGGCCTCTCAAAAACTACCTGGGGTCGCTAGGAGTCTTGGTGAACGCGCTGCGGCAAGCCCAGACGTCGTTACTGGCGTCGCTAAGACTATACAAGGAGGTATAAATCAATAACGCTTGTCATGACTCGAAACTATGAGAATACAGACGAGAGCGATAATGATTCCAAAGAATGCTTCCATGACCCAATACTACCATGAACCCTCCTGAAAGTACAGTAAAGACCTGGGTATTACTCACGCAAGGTTGGGACGGTTTTCCTGTAGCTCATCACTTACAACAAGAGGGCAAGAATGTTGTTGTTGGGCAGGTGCAGGACAAGGCTGAACTAAAAACGGGGGATAAAGAGGAGAAACCTGACGAGAAGGAGTCTCGACTAGCTCAATATGACGGCATACTTAAAAAGTACCCAGCGTCCAGACTCGTAAAAGCTCTGAAGAAAGTAAAGAACAAGGATGATTACTTCATCTACTGCGATCAGAACTCCCTTTTCGCTTATTCCGAGGAGCTCTTGAAAGCAGGATTCACTAAAGGAAACTTCCCTACTAAAGCTGACTTTGACTTCGAGAAAGGACGGGAAGAGGCTATGGATTTCGTGGAGAAGTACTACCCCGAAGTCCAGATAATCCCCCATCAGAAGGTGAAGACTGCTGATGAGGCAAGAGAGATAGTAGAAAACTCGGACGTACCTCTAGTAATACAGTCCGAAGGTGATTTTGTTTCAACTATCGTCGGACCTGATGATGTCGAGCAGAGCAAACAGACCATTCTAGCTGCCCTTGATAAACACGAGAAGGAATATGCTAAGGGCGAGATAATTCTAAAGGAGAAGCTAGTGAAACCGGTGGAAATCACTCCTCAAATCATCTTTTGGAATGGGGAGCCTGTGTTCACGGACCTCGATATAGAGACAAAGAATATAGGAGACGGAGAGAACAACGGGAACCAGGTGGGTTGCGGTTCGAATCTGATAGTCCGTACTGACCTGAATGACGAGATCAACCGTATTGCTTTCCCCGATAAGGTCTATGAAATGGCTAAAGAGCACACGGGTATCTTCATATGGGATATTTCCCTCTACATTACCGACGACGGGATATTTTTTGGTGAATTCTGCTCTAACCGCTTCGGGTATGATGCCCTGTTTACCGAGATGACGATGGCGCACGGTCCCTCCGAATTCTTCGAGAAAATCATGGCGAAGCAGAATCCGCTTGAACATTTCAAATATGGTACTGCGGTTAGGGTCTTTAACCTTAATAGGGCAGAGGATCAAGAGATAATCATGGGTAAATGGAAGCCCGCTTGGATGTTCGAGATGCAAGCCAAGGACGGGAAGAACGTCTCTATAGATGGGTGCTGGGACTTGGGGGTAATCACCGGGAGAGGCAATTCAGTCCGGGAGGCCATAGAGAATGTCTACAATAACTACGATTCGCTTGTCTTCAAAGAGAAATACGCTCGGTCCAAAGAGGATTTCCTTGGAGACTACCCAACCTCGATTATGAGACGCTTCAATGAAACTAACGATATTTACTATGCCTGATACTCCAGCTAGCTGGAATCAAGGAGACCACGATCTCCTGATAGAGTTAAAGACCATCATGGGTGCTGTGCGAGAAGACATACATAATCTTAAGAACATCGTCCAATCTAGTACCCTTGATCATGAGACTAGGATACGAGCACTTGAACAACAGCGATGGATGATTGTGGGAGGAGCTGGAGTCGTCGCTACCCTAGTAAGTATCTTAATACCCTTTGTAAAATAACCATGGACATGCCTCCTATCCTCCACGAGCCTAATCCCCACGGATTCACCAATCTGGGTGGTAAACGACGCCTATTCGACAAGAACGAGGCACAGGGGTCTGTAAGCCCCAAAATTGACCTACCGCTGACGTATACCCTTCCGCAAGCATTCGGTGCTCAAATATACAACCAAGGCCAGAGACCCGCCTGCGGCGCCCACGCGGGAGCGTTCCTAGTTGCTCTCAGGAAGAATGTCGGTTCTCCAGGAATAACCCCCCGGTTTACGTGGATTGACATGAAACAGAAAGGGAGCGACAAGAATCCCTCTGATGGAGTTAACATGGCTGATATATTCACAAGTCTAGAGAATACTGGAGCCGACTTATTCGAGCCTCTTGAGAACGATGTGTACA